AACCTTCGATAATAGGTGGTTCTTGATGAATATTTTGTAATTCCTCTATATTTTTAAAATTATTCAATTGTTTCTTTTTCTTTTTTTTTATCGTTGTTAATTTATGTACCATACTTTCAGTTTGAAAATTCTCTATATGTTTTTTATTTGAAGAATTATCCGGCATAAATAGCTCACTAAATATATCTATTTTTTTCGTATTTATGTTTTCATATAATCCCATTTACTATATTATAATACTTACAATTATAATATATCTAGTTATAAAAAACTATTTTTTTACTAATAACTATAATAATTTATCTCGCATACAACATCCCACAATTACCTCCAATAAACGATAATACATTATAACGTTCTTCATATAGTGTTAAATTAAAATTATATTCATATAATCTCCAATTGGACTTTCTTACACCTATCGCATTTCCATCTAAATCACAAATTACATCGAAACTCGAACCAATCGTATCAATCGGTGGAACATACGTTGTTAATTCCAATTCAATATTCTTGAATTTACTTAAATTAATCGCACCGGACGGCTGATATTCATATGGATTTGTACTTAAACCGAAATTATAACAATATAATCCTTCTTCTGCGAAACCATTCGTACGTGTATATTTTTCAATATAATCATAAATACCTCTAGTTAGTATATTTTCTCTATATTCGCCATTTAATAATATACCCATTGTTTCTAAAATTTCTTTTCGATTTTCAGTATGAAAATCACCTGTAATGGTGATACCATTATTACGGCCATCTTTTGGGTCTATTCCCGGGTCATAATCAATCGTATTATCATATGTATTTGGCTCATTAATGGCAGCATATTCCATATCGACAGGAATCGTTCTATATGGCCAATTGGTATAATTACTCCATTCATTACGTAAATTTACGTCATTTCGTTGTAAAAACCACATCCAGCCAGATATCATTCCATTCGAATTTAATTTTAATTTTTTGGTTCCGGTAACATTTTCAAATTTATATTCAAATACATCTTTCACTAAATATACTTGGTCTTCACTTGCGAATAATTTTGCCTCTTCTTTGGATAAAAAACAATAAGTAGATATTATATGTATATCCGAGTTCCATGTTGAAATTTTGTTTTCATATTTATCGGATGTTATCTTTACCGCAGGCGGGCTTTGTAAAAATCGATACATTTGAAATCTATCTTCATTAAAATCTGGTTGTACATAGGGTCTATTATATTGGTTATCAAATACATCACGAACTTGAAATAATTCTTGTATAGGACGCATTGTTACTTTTACTATTAATTCATTATATTGTAAGCATATTAGAGGAAAAGCACAACCATTATTTAGTGTAAACCAAGTATTAATGGGTATATATAAATTTCTTCCACGTATAGATGGTTCCGAACCAGTCGAATTCGGTGTATAATATGCTGACGGATAAGCATTTGTACGACCCAATACGTTGGCTGGGTCATGTAATTCAGGTGTATTTCCACTCATCATATTAAACAAATTTTTTTTCTCGGTTGGAAAGTCGCGGTCTACCATTGCGGCTAGATATTCACCTGTATATTTTTGAATTACTAATGAACCACATGTAATCTCGACTTCTTTAATCATATGAGTACCTAAATTATTAATCCATTTGAAATCATAGGGAGCCCAGCGATTATCTGTACCATTTATCTTACTATCGACAGGATGATAGATAGGACTCCAAATATCCGGTATTGTTGCCACAATATATGTATCCATCAATAGTTCAGCATAACGAGGTATTTTGAATGTGAATGTAGATGGTTCTGTTGAACGTAAATCTCTTAAACCATCATAATCTATTCGAAATTTCTGTAATCCAAAATTACTATATTTGGAATACGTAACCTTAAAGAATGTTTTACTAGGATTTCCTGTTAAAATTACGTTATTATTTCCGACAGATATTATATTTAGTAATCCTCCAGCCATGATAAATCCTTTATAATATATTTTTATATATATTTTTATATTTTTGTTTATCCATAGAATATATATCTATATATCAAAATGGAAATTCTTAAAAAAATACTGATAATCATAATAGTATTATTAATAATATATTTGATATGGCGCTTGATTAAAAAAAGTGGTGAAAATAAACAGTATATAGAATTGAATAACCATACATCAATAAAAGAAGGATTATTAGGATTAGGTTCTATTACATCTACACCGGATTCCGAATTAGAATCATTAAAATCAAAAGAACCAGTAAAAATTCTTACTGTTAAACCTGAACTAACTAATTTACCTCTAAAAGAATATTGTATTATGGGGTCGTATAATAGTGCTATAACCGGTAAATATGTAAATTTAGATATGGTTAAATATGTATTATCTAGAGGATGTCGTTTTTTAGATTTCGAAGTATTTTATATTAATAATAAAAAAAGTAAGGATATCGATGATGTATATACACCCGTTGTTTCATATGTATTAGATAATAAATTCAAAAATTTAGAAACTGAAAATAGTATATTATTAGATAAAGTTTTAGCAGCAGCTGTAGCGAATGGGTTTTCATCTAATTCACCAAATAATGGTGACCCATTGTTTATACAATTAAGAATTAAACCAGCAAAGGTAGATAAATCAGAATATTCCGGGTTTTCTGATGATAACGCATATCTAGATAATTTTAAGAAAAATGAAGTATTAAAGAAGGATTTTTATAAAGCAATTGCTAAATCTGTCGATTATGCTTTGAAATCGAAATTATATAACGGTCAAGTAACCGAAGATACTAAATTTGCCGATTTAATGGGAAAAGTGGTTTTAATTATAGATAAAACGATTGAACCTAAATACAAGGACTATTGTTCATGTAATCTCAATGAAACAAATTGTTATGATTTAACGAAATATGTTAATATGGAAAGTGGTGGTATCAATTTATTTTTATTACAATATAATGAAATTTTGAAACAATATACTTCTCCTCCTACTATTGTATAGTTTTGTGTAAATATAATCTTTTTATATTATAAAGAATATATAAAAATATTAAATGGCAAATTTAGCAGCATTAATTAAAAAAAAACAGCAAGAAGCAATACGTAAAGCACAGGAGGAAGCGAAACGCAAAGCACAGGAGGAAGCGAAACGCAAAGCACAGGAGGAAGCAGCAACAGCTGCTGCCGCTGCCGCTGCCACGAGAAAAGCACAACAGGATGCTGCTGCCGCTGCCACGAGAAAAGCACAACAGGATGCCGCTGCTGCTGTCGCTGCTGAAAAAACTAGAATTGAATCGATTCAAAAAGCAGCAAACGCAAGTGAAATATCAAAAAATGTTCCAAAACCTGAAACTATTTCTACATTAGGAAATGAAATACAAAAACAAAAACAACAATTCGATAATAATTTAAAACTATTAACATCTGCTGCTATTGCTGGTAGTGGTTTATTAGCCGGAGGATTGACATCTTTCGCAAAGTCATCAAATGGTATGAACAATAATCAAACATTTAGTAAAGAAAATCGTACAAGTGTAAAAAATCTATATGTTATTATACCAGATAGTAATACAAATAAAAAGTACATAAAAAATCCTGATTATAAACAATTCGTAACTGATTATGGTTGTCAAATAGTGCCTTTCAAGTTCTATAACAAAGACTCACAATTAACCGAATATGAAAAATTTTTTAATGATAATAAAAGCGCATGTGTTCCAATGGCATTAGCTATGAATTATTTTAGACAAATACAAAATGATGATGAATAAAATATTATGATATTTTATAATGCATAAATATCATAAAAAAAACATCAAAACCAAGAAATTCAAACCAGAAATATGCGATAATAAAATGACATTTCAAGAGTGTGAATTAGCAATATTAAGACAGGCTGTCGATGAAACTGAGAAAATCCAAGGTGAAAAAATCGCAAAAAATGATGAAATCAAAAAAATATTATCCATTGTTGAAAATTTCATAAGAAAAAAGAAATTAGTATGTTATGGTGGTACTGCCATCAATAATATATTACCAAAGCAAGCACAATTTTATGATAGAGATGTAGAAATTCCCGATTATGATTTTTTCTCTCCGAATGCTTTAGAAGATGCGAAAGAATTAGCCGATATTTATTACAAAGAAGGTTATATCGATGTAGAAGCGAAATCCGGTGTTCATATGGGTACCTTCAAAGTGTTTGTTAATTATATTCCTATAGCCGATATTACACTACTCGATAAAGTCATTTATAAATCCATTAGTAAAGAATCTATTATTGTATCCGGAATTCGTTACGCACCTCCAAATTATCTAAGAATGGCAATGTATTTAGAATTATCTCGCCCCCAAGGTGATGTTTCTAGATGGGAAAAAGTCATGAAACGCCTGACACTCCTCAATGACCATTACCCTATGAAGCCAAATGGAGATTGTAATAATATTGATTTTCAACGAAAAATGGATAGTGATTCGGATGATTCTGAACGTTTATATATAACTATTAGAGACGCATTTATTAATGAAAGTGTTATTTTCTTTGGTGGATATGCTACTAGTTTGTATTCCAAATATATGACAGAAAAACAACAGCATATTGTTCGTAAAATACCTGATTTCGATGTTATATCAGAGGACCCGGAAAAATGCGCCATAATTATTAAAGAACATCTTATGAGAGAAGGCTTTAAACAAATTAAATTCGTTCGTAATAAACCAATTGGTGAAATTATTCCTGAAAACATAGAATTACGTGTAGGAAATGAAACTATGGCTTTTATTTATAAACCTATCGCGTGTCATAGTTATAACACTATTGTTTTAAATAACATGAAAATTAATATAGCAACTATCGATACTATTTTAGCCTTTTATTTGAGTTTTATTTATGCTGATAAACCGTATTATCAAAAAGATAGATTGTTATGTATGGCACAATTTTTATTCGAAATAGAACAAAAAAATCGATTGGAACAAAAGGGATTATTAAAACGATTCAGTATTGATTGTTATGGCAAACAACCTACCTTAGAAGAAATGCGAGCTGAAAAATCAGAGAAATTCAAAGAATTGAAAAATAAGAGAAATGCGAAAGAATTTGAAATGTGGTTTTTGAAATATGTACCAGGCGATAAGAAGAAATCAAAGGAAAAATCGGTAGCTACTACTCCCAAAGATTCAATCAATGTATTAGAAGAGAAACCAAGTGTTGATGCCGAGGAAGACGGTGATGGATTTTTAAATTTGTTTATTGGTAATAATCGAAAAACTCGAAAAAATAAATTATCGAATATGATATTATAAATCGAATATTTATGAATAAAAAATTGATAAAATGATAATTTCAATAGAAATAAAGTAAATAGAAAGAAAATGGGTAATTGTATATCAAATCGCAACAAAACAGCAAATGATAATATATGTCTAATTTGTAAAAAAAATATAGACACTATTAATTTTGTAACATGTGTTCGTTGTAATCATTCATTACATAATGAATGCGAAGAAATAGATAGAAACGAAAAAGGTTACTGTAAATGTCCTAATCCTAATTGCCAACACACTGGTTCATTGGCTGCCATAAATACAGATAATATTTCAACATTTCATTGGTTAAAATTCACTAATAAATTTTGTTGCTTTTGTAATACTATAAAAAAAACTAGCGAAAAGTAAGCTTTTAAACAACAAACCATATATATTAAAATTACCATCCATGGTATAAATCGATAAAAATGAAAATTTCTTAAAAATCATAGTATTTATAACGGGCATTTGAAATACAAAAAACAAAATAGCAATCAAAACCGGTGTTTGTAATTCCGTAAATATCATATCTAATCTATTTTCCTTTCTTTTCTTTTGTTCATATTCACGCATATTTTTTTCGGTAGTATCTTCATATTCTCTAACATAATCATTCTGTACTGTTGATTTTGGAATATAATTTGGTTGAATTTGTTCATCTTGAACATATCCAGTAGTATCACGTGGAATATCACGAGATGGTAATCGTTGTTGTTGATGCTCTTGTGTCATGAATTGTTGAGATTGTGATGGTTGTCCTATATAATTCATTTGTTGATATTGCTGCTGTTGTTGGCCTTGTTGTTGTTGTTGCTGTCCATTAGTTTGTTGTGGCATAGGCATAATAGGATTTTGTGCGGAAATTCCATAAGGATTTGGATGAACATTAATAGGAATATAATTAGTAGGCAAACCATTATCAGCTTGCCCACCATTACTCATTGGTGGGTTATTACTGATATTTTGTGGAATATTTATAGTAGAGTACGAGGAGGTCGATTGACCTGTCATTGTATCCGGTAAATCAGCAATTCTTGTAATACTATTTTCCATTTTAGAACTATACAATAAAAGATATCTAAAAATTGTATAGTTTGACGAATTTTATATTTTTATTTACTAAAAAGTTTGCTAAAATAATTTTTCGGTTTCATCTTTTTTTTGTTCAGACATATCTATTACACGTTTTGTAGAATCACATTTATCAGATACTACAGAATATTTATAGCATTTATCGCCATGTTTATATATTTTCCCTTCAATATCACTTATAACCGGTCCATTGAATACAATACAATTCTTATCATTACAAACTTTTCTGAATAATGTTGCTAATCCTAAACCTAATATAATTGAAATGAATGTTATTCCTAATGGAGTATTCAATAATCTTTTAAAATTCATTATAACAGTATAATATATTATTATATATTATGCTATGAAAAATATTATGATTGAGCAGGGACTTTCGAAATCTCGTTTTCATTCTTTGGACATGTTACCTCTGATTGTTTGAAAGAAAAACAAGTATCTGTCTTATCTTTGTATTGTAATAATGCCACGTTTTCTGGAGTTGGATAAACATATATTTTACGTGTATCCGGCATCGTAATATAGACAGCAAATAATCCAAATGCTAAACTAATCAAAAATACAGGTATATTAATATATTTAAATAAATTCATCTATATTATTATTGTATATTTTTGTACCACGTTTTGTGTGTGTATTTATTTCTTGGTCTTCTTCTTTTTCTTTTTTGTTTGGGTGCTTTCGGTTACTGCTTTCGATTTTTCTGCTTCTTCCTCAGCAATTAACATATCTGCCATCATATCGGCCCTTGATTTATAAGACTTTTGTTGGGCTTCCTCACCATCTAATCTAAAAACAAAACTATTCTCTGAATTAGATTCCAATGAAAATTTCGCAGCATTTTCCATTTGTTGTCTAGTGCGTTCTTTCATTTTTTCTAGTTCATCCGCTTGTTTTTGTTTCTTCATTTCTAACTTACTACGCATACGTTCTCGCATAGATTGTTGTTTTGTCATTCTATCTAGCGCGTTCGTATCTAATTTCATATTTTTTCCCATACCCATATTTTTGGCCAAATTCTTAAACATCTCTGTAAATTGGTCTTGACCACCCATGTCTTTCATTTTACCGATTAAATCCCCGGCTTCTTTCATGATTTCTTCTCTAGATATTTCACCATTTTTCATTTTATTATCCAATTTACTACTAACTGTTTTCATTAAGTCCATAATTTTCTTAGGATTTTTCATTAGTTTTTGGATAACGTCTTTTGTACTAGTAATATTATTTGTATCTTCACCTAACAAATCACTAAATTCACCAGAAATCTCTTCGGCCATTTCTTTTGCCAATGTTCCAATTTTACCTTCAAATAAGGTTTTTAAATGGTCTTGAATGTTCTCCATATTTGGCATTCCACCCATTTTATCAAATGGAAATGATTTTTTGAATTCTTCTGCGTCTGGCATATTTTCAAACATATTTTTAAATCCTTCTTGAAATTTCATATTGTTCTCGGTTTCATCGCCATTTTCTTCGGTTTTTTCACCAGCATTTTCAGCGTCCATTCCCATTGAACTAAAAAAATCAGTAAGACCTGTCATGGTTTCTTTTAGTTTTTCTTGTAAATCACCTTCATTAATGCCATCGAATAAGTTCATACTATCACCAAAACTCGACTTATCTTTAATACCACCAATAATGGTAAATAAAATTAATTGTAAATATTTCCAAATGCTTTTCTGAGTATTCTCACTAATACCCTCACACGCAAAAAGCATCTTGAAATCTACATTTGGTAAAAAAAATGTATTAACATCAGAATCCGTATTATATATATCTTGATTTTGATATAATATATCAAAAAAACGTTCTGGATATACTTTTATACAATAATCAAATAATTCCTTAATTTCGGATTCTGGTGTATCCGTATCTGTCCATTTTGACCATAAATATGAAAATTCTGGAAATGTTATAGATAAATCATTCGTAAAATCCATTATAACATTACGAAAATTACTAGGAATTGTATTCTCTTCTGATTCTTTTTGGACGTTTTCTTTTTCCATTTATCAAATATATTATTGAACTATATTTTTTTATTATGTTTTCAACTAGTTATATATATTTTTCCAAGGAATCAAATAAAAAAAGTTTTTATATATTACATAATCTTATAAAATCTATCTTAAATTACTATTCTAACATTGGCTCATACTACGGATTGTACTTAACGCGCTTGGTGTGGTATAACAACTTGTGGTATCTTCTGATGGAACAAATGATTCTAAATCGTCTTCGGCGTTTTCAGTTTCGGCTGTTTCTTCTTCTTCTTCTTCTTCTTCTAAAATACTAGTATCTCCTTGGCATATTATTTTTAAAACATTTAATTTAGAACATAAATCACTAATATTCGGAAAAGGAATATTCCTATTCCTATTATTATTTGTAGGAGTAGGTGTAACCGGTACTGGAGGTAAATTACTCATATTATCAAAATCATCACATGGTATAGTCCTCTTGATTTCATTATCAAGCATATCATTATTATTCATTCTACGCATCCCATTTCTCAAACCGAAAAATGCCTTATTAGAATCAAATAAATTGTTATCTTCATCATCTTCATTTTCAGACTCTGGAATATTTGGTATACAATAAGAACGTTTCAATAACGGAGGATGGTTCAATATTGGTGTATTGAAATCCATCATATCGTTTATATTAATAGTATTTGTATTATATGACTGTTGTCTTCCTTGCGAACAACTTCTCGACATGGCAAACATGATACCATTTGCTTTACCAATTGTCGAATAAACAATACTAATATCGTTACATAATTGCTTCATAAATGGGTCATCTAATAATTCTTTGTTACGCATATAATTACGTATTATTTTGAACACACGTTTTAATAGTTTTTTAAAATAATAAATTTCATTGTTTTCATATTCATTTGTTTTCGCTTTAAATAATAATTCCTGTGTTAATTGTTTGAACATATATTTTGATAAATCATTTGGTTCGACTATTTTATTTGTATCAATATCTATTAAATCTGGAATAACATCTACTATACCTAATAATTTATTCGATAAATCGATAGCGATTTCTTCTGTAGATTCTACGTCAACACCTGCTTCTATACCATAAATACTAACTTCTAATTCATTTGGGTTATCTGTAACTAAATGATAATATTTATCGACTTCACTAACTAAATCTGGATCTTCTAACACAGTAACCCATTTATTCGTTTTCCAATCATAAATTGTACCATTTTCCACCTCTAAACGAATTTCTTTTAATCCAGGATAAAGGAATCTATGTACTGGTTCAGAGTAAACCAATGTTGCATTTTCCATATTATCAATAAATAAATATTCTCCATTTTTCTTTTCACTCAGTTTACGTAAAATATGTGCGTTATGCCCAAACCCAGCGCCGATGAATATATTTGTAAAATTTTCATTTACCATTTCTGCTAATGCGTCAGCCCTATGTTCACCGCTAGTTGGTTCACCATCAGTCATAAATATATGACAGATTTGATGTGTTGGATTATCGGTTGAATATTTTACTAATGCTTCATTAGCTTTTTTAATGGCATTTCCAATGTTAGTACTACCATCTGGTTGTAAATTTTTGATTTTTTCTATAATAGAATCTACATTATCAGGTGTGATTGTAACATTATCTACTAATACATCTACATTATCATTAAAAGCATGAACACGTATAATAATAGGCGTTTCTTGTTGAGAAAAGTAATTCGTCATACTTTGGAATGTTTGTTTGATATAATCCATACGTGTTATTCTACTATTTCCTGAATATTCTCCCATTGAACCTGTTCTATCAATATTAAAAACGAAACAAGTTGGTAATGATGTTTTTTTTGTTTTTTTGATTTTTATATTCAAAACTCCAAATTTTGATGTTTCATAATTTGGATATTTGATTACTGGTTTAAAAGATTCATTGTTATGAATTGAAATGAAAGTTTTTTGAATGATTGACATGATTGAATTGAATTGAATTGAATTGAATTGAATTGAACTGAATTGAAGTTAATATATTATATTATAATTTAATTTGTTATTTATATTTATGTTTATTAATATAAATATTGTCAATTTTTTATAATTTTTATGGTTTTCATGGTTTTCGTATTTTTTTCGTATTTTTTCGTATTTTTATTATAAAAAATAAGAAAATTGATTCTATTTTTCAACAAATCATATAAATAATACAAACTTTATAACGAGTATTAATCATCATTCAATTTCAATATCAATTTCAATCATGGAATCAAGAATCACCAAAATATATATTCCTCGTATTTTGGGAAACGTAGATAAAAACTTTATTACAGCAACATTTGATAATTTAAAAATAGGTAAAGTATTTTACATAGATACACATAACAGAGTCAACGAAAATAAAAACTACTATTATTTCGCATTTATTATGATTCAATTATATAATACAAATGAAGCCATTACATTTTATAATTCTCTATGTGAAAATGACGTTATTAGAATATTTTACGATATTGAGGAAGCCAAATTTTGGGAAGTGAAAAAACATGTTGAACATAAAGACCGTGGTCATTTAAGTTGTAAAGTGAAAGATACTATTACAAAAGCACCTGCTTTTATGACATTAAAATGGTTTGTCGATAAGTATAATAATCCAACACAATATAAACATAATTTTGGTAAAATTCGTCCAATTCTAGATGAAACAGTATTTTCAAATAATAACGAGTATATTCCATATGGAATCGATATTGAAAGTGGTTTGACTCATCAAGACCGTTTTGACTTACTGAATGAATATTATGAAATTGAAAAAGAGATTTATAATGGAGTTCCATTTTTGGGAAGAATTGAGATTTGTTAGAGTGACTATAAACATAAACATAAACATAAACATAAACATAAAAACCAATAAAAACATGGCATTATGCCATTTTTTTTATTTCATGATATATTATATAATGTCTCATATTTACGCATTTCAAATTGAAAAATTAAAAATAAATTTCGAAAATATTATTACGTTGAAACGTGAAATCGCAAAAATAAAACATTTAGTAATCGAAAAACTAGCTCATTTGAAAGAAGTCTATAATGACCTCATTAAATCAAATAATAAAAAAATATTTATGTTCTGTTTAGATTCGTTTTATTTTCAATATAAGACGTTTGCCATGGAAATGGAGAACATCGATAGATTTAGAGTATTAATGAATAATCGGATGTATTGTGATTATTATAAGTTATTTAATATTATTCTTAATTATATAAAAGAAAATCACGCCGAATTATCCAAATTAATCAAAAATTCGCGTTCAAATGAAGAAAGCAAAATAGACATGAATGATTTAGAATTAAAAACTTTCCCTGTTTATAAAGAATTAGAACCATTTTATGAATATAAAATCGAAGATATAAAGGATATTCATAATAATATTCTACACTTAATAAATAAATTATATACTCAATATACTGAAAATGATGACCAAATTGGACATTATAATGAAAATCAAAAAGTTGGGTTCTCAATATCTAATTTTTTAAATACATTGAACTATGAAAATAATTTATTGAAAGAACAAGTTTCGTTATTTGTCAATTATATTTCCTTTTTTCATATATCACAAAAAAAACAAATCAATCGATTATATTTAAGAATGCAGGATTTTTATAAAGAAATCGAGAACAATATCAATATTAATCATACGTTCTCGATTGAGGATATTGGAGATGAACAACGTATTGAACGTTTCTTTTTTGTTGGCGAAGATGTACAAATAGAATCCATTTTAGAAGATTCTGATTTACTTATGGATAACACAGATAAAATGATTGAAAAATTAGAAGTAATCGTAGAAAAACGAGATGAAAATATACAATCATCTATTTTAGAGGAAGTATTAGATAAAAAAGAGGAAATAATAGATGTGGAAAATTCCATTTCTAGTGATGAAACAATATAATCTAGACATTGTATTTTTGTAATCATAATTCTATTTTTTTTACAATCATATAATATAAAGTTAATATTATATAATGCCGTCGTATATAGATGATGAAGATATTGAAAATATAAAAAAAAACGATAATCATGAAATCGATAAAAATGAAATCGATAAAAATGAAAAAAAACGTTTAGATGAATTCAAAGAGAGTTCTGATAATATTAGTACAAATGCCTCTGGACCAACACACCACATAGATTGGTCCCCTGAAAATGAATTAATAATGGTTGAATGGTGTGATGTCGCGCAGTGTTATAAATGGTTGAACGCAAGAGCCCATAGTAAATATTCTCTAATGAATGCTTGGTTTACTATACCAGCCATTGTATTATCTACTATTTCTGGAACTGCGTCATTCGCTCAAACTAGTTTACCTACAGCATATCAAGTTTATTCTCCTATGGCAATTGGTGCTATTAATATTTTTATCGGTATTTTAACCACCGTACAACAATATTTGAAAATCGCGGAATTAAACGAAGCCCATCGTGTTTCATCTATATCATGGGATAAATTCGCACGAAATATTCGTATTGAATTAGCCAAAAAACCGGATGAACGTATGGACGCAGGACATTTTTTGAAATTGAATCGTCAAGAATTCGATAGACTTATGGAAACTAGTCCTATGGTACATGAAGATATTATCAAAGAGTTTAGTAGAAAATTCCAAGGTGCTCCTGGTTCAGTTGAACGTAAAAATTTCGAAGAATTAAGAAAACCAGATATTTGTAACTCTATTACTAGTGCGAATCAAACCAGACATCCATGGTATTTAGAATTAAATAAATCAATCGATGTGTTTGATAACACTGCCATTGACGAAGAAATCGTTAAGTCAAAAGATAATTTAATCAAGATGCAACAACGTCGTATCAATGAAAATGAAGCAGAACTCAAACAGAAAAAATACTTAGAAGAAGAACAAACCAGACGCCAAAAAGAATTTGATGAAATGTTACAGCGTCAAAGGAAAGAAGTTGAAAATAAATACAAAGAAAATGTTGATAAAATAAATAATTATATTGTCGAATTCGAGAACATTTATTCACGAAAACCATTACAAGATGAATTATATGAATCGATGAAAGTAGTTATACCAAAGTTCGATTTGGACCAATATATAGATACTGTTTATAATGATAATAATAATAATAATAATAATATTGAGAACGTATAATTCTATAGTTCAATGAATAAATGATTTGTATTTATGCTCCAATAATCTTTATCATCTTCTTTAAAACTAATACAATGGTATGTTTTAAAAGGTAATTTGGTTATATTCGTTTCATCCCCTACCAATTCCTCTTTTGTAATATTCGTTTTATTCAACATATATAATGTATTATTAATAAAAGCCGCATATCTCTTTATCTTTGATAAATTATCATATTCGAGTGGTTCTGTTGAGAACAAAAAAACATTCCCGAAAATATCATGGTCTATTCGTTCATCCATGATTGATATTGATTTACTACGATGTTCATTTTCATTATAATAATTATTTTCATAATTTTTATAAGTTCCAATACATTGATATAATATAATTGGTTTTTCGATTGGAAAATTGGTAGAATCTTTTATCTCATTGAGAATATGATATTCATTAAACATATCAATTATATATTGTTTAATTGGAATATCTAATATACGTTTTTTGATTAGTATTTCATCTAATATTGCCCATATTGAATCATCTTGTGGGTTCTCAACGTTTGTATTTGGTTGTTTTTCGAGAACATCTTTTGGTGGGTTCTCAGCGTTTGTATTTGGTTGTATTTCGAGAACATCTTTTGGTGGGTTCTCAGCGTTTGTATTTAGTTGTTTTTCGAGAACATCGGTTTTTTTATTATCAGTGGATTGTATAAAATCCAGGTTCTCGAATACAGCAATTATATTATTATTTCCAACATCAACAAACCCTTTATACATTTCAGAAATATTTTCATTTAGATTCTTCAACGGTGTAGAATTATATAATCGAGAACATTCATCTAGAAAATATGTTTTAATATCACTGTTTTCTGGAATATTATTAAATTTTATAGTTGTTTCTGGAAATTGGTAAAAACCATCTTTTTTTATAAAGAAAAATTCTAAGAAGGGTGTTCTCAATTCATAGTTTATTTTATAAATACAAATTGATAAATTATATTCGAGGTTCAAGTCACGATGTAATTCTATGTCTCTAGATAAATCGTCGTTGCCTATATATACATAACTTTCATTTTCGAGTGGTTCTTTTTCTATATATTCGTATTTTATATCTGATTTTGGTTGATTTAGTTGATTTGTTTGTTTTGGTTCGGTTATAACATTATCATCTATTGGCGGTTCCTCTTTTTTGATTATTGATACAGTATTTGATGGATTCCCTATAATTTTTTCCATTATTTTAGTCTTTAAATTGGTCTTTGACATTTATATAGTTATCGTATATTTTTTAATTACGAATATTTTATATAATTTAAAACAATATAAACATTAATGGTATAATATAATAACAAGCAATCTATATCCAGCGCTCGTTATTGAATATTTTCAAAAACACTCTACTAAATTAAAATGTACGCCGACGAATACGAAAAAGAAGAAGAACAATACAATGATTATTTGGACGCCGACACTTATAGTATTTCTGAGGTATCTAGTGTAAATACATACGATAAAAATAAAAAGAAGAAGTACGAAGATGCCAAAAAAGCTGACCCTGGTTATCATAAATTAAAACGTTATGTCAATACCAAAACCGGAATCAAAAGAGAATCTTATGAGGTTTATACTACATCATGTGAAACTGGTGCTAGTATTCGTAATGCTCTTACTGGTGTTCGATTCAATAAATTTCGTGTTGGCAGTCGGGCTGAATCCCAGTTTTTCAAAACTCGTTTAGTAACTGGTGAAACGGGTCGTGATGGTGAAACTTTATATTTTGATAGTCCTGAAGAATATGAGAAACATATGAGGATTACAGTTCCACCTGAAATTAAAGAAAAATGGTTAGAAAAACGTATGTACGATTTACATAGAGAATAACGAAACATTCAAAATCTAAAAAAATCAAATCAAAAAAAATATTTCCATTATATATAATTATATAATGGACAAACATTCAGAAGAAAAAAAACAAGCCGAAACTCCACGCGCATCTGAACATACAAATCATCATAACAATGGTGTCGCAGAATCAAATCACTCTAATCTAATTCCTCCTACTACAGAAACTATTATCCGTGAAGAAATCGGAGCAAAAAAGTGTTGTTCTGTTAGTAAAGATATTTATAATGTAATGTATTGTTGTTTCAAAACATGGTCATTTAGTCTAAACGTTTGTGAGGGTGGGTGTATGTGTTTATCAAAATCCTGTTTATTATGTAGTGATTTAGCACTTGGATGTAATAAGTGTTTAGAACAAATGGATTGTGATGGTAATTAAATAAATTGTGTAAAATTATATAAATATAATATTAGTAATATTAGTAATATTATACATAATATACATAATATACATAATATACATAATATATATATGTTTTGGAAAACAATATTATTGAATATCGTATGTTATAGTAATGTTTGTCGTATAACGCCATATAAATTAAGATTTGGTTCTACAATAAATTCAAAATATATGAATAGAAAAAAAATGAATCTTCATTCAACCACATACGATGATGATAATGAAATAACTAATAATTTATTCGATTCTAAGAACGATTTTTATGATTCTATTAGAAAAGCATCAATTGAAAACACGAAAACATATAATGCTTCTTTTTCAAAAAAAGCGGGTTATGACGAAAGATATGATAGAATCCCGGATAAAGCGAGTGAATATGATGTTATTATGAATTTGACAAAATTTTATAATGATATGAAATTATTAAGAGAATTAGAAAGTAATATTTCCTATTTTACAAAAATTAATTTGATAAATGAGAACGCAAAATCGAAAAATAATAATTCAATCTATTCCTATGACTTATTAGCTGGTGGATTACTTAGAGATTGGTAATTACGTATATATTTTGTATATAATGTATATATTATTTGTATATAATGTCTATAAAACCAATCACAGCAATTGCTGTGTTTGATACCAAAAAAATAAAAGGCACTGTTTATTTCAGTGAGGATTTGAAAAACAATTGTGTAAATATTGATATCAATATAGCGGGTCTTAAAAAATCCGGATTACATGGTTTTCATGTACATGAATATGGCGATATGAGCGAACAATGCCAAAGTATGTGTGCTCATTTCAATCCATATAATAAAACACATGGTGGCCAATCATCAGTAGAGCGTCATGTAGGTGATTTAGGAAATCTAATAACCGATAAAAATGGATTCGCAAAATATAGAATAACTGATTCTCTTATTAAATTACGCGGAACTAAATCTAATATTATAGGCCGTGGTCTTATTATTCATGAAGATGAAGATGATTGTGGTCTAGGTAATATGCCGGAAAGTTTGACTACAGGTAATTCTGGCAAGAGAATCGCATGTGCTGTTATTGGTTACGCAAAACAATGTTAAACTGCCCATAAAAAAATATGTATAATATATAAATATTTGAATTATATATTATAAAAATGAAAGACACACCAGTACCCATTATAGCATATGTAATGATTGGATTAACTTCCGCAGTATTAGCATATGTTACTTATTTTGATAATAGTGTTTCCGGAGAAGAAAAAATTCAAGAAAATACACAATCCGAATCGAATACAACAGCTAAATCTAGTATTTTTCCAACTGCTGCTGCCGCTGCTGCTATGTTACCTGCTTTACCTGCATTTTTTAGTGGCAAAAAAGAAGAACCTCCAATGGCTGAAGCAAAAATAATAGAAGAAAACATTGAACAACAAGATATTGAAAAACAAGAACCACAGCAAAAACAACCTCTTGAACAAATCGGTGGAAAAAAATCGAAAAAAAATAAGACAAAAACTAGTAAGCAATTACATAAAGGTAATAAAAATAATAAAACGAAATATCGTAAGTAAAAAAATTGAAAATAATAACGATTCATTTATTATAAATATAAATAAATGAATAATAATAGCACCAAAAGTGTATATGATTTTTATAAATTGAAAAATTGGATAAGTCCTAAACGAATATGTTGGCGAGAATTAGTATCAAGTAAAAATGCGATTCCGTTTATTGAAAAACATATTGATGTATTAAATATTGATTGCTTAAAAAAATTATCAAGAAACCCATTTGCTGCGGAAATGCTAATAAACTATCTAGATAAAATATCATGGAATGATTTTGTAAATAACCCGAATGCTATTCATATAATCGATAAACATTTTGATTTATGTTTTCAATCTATTAATTGGCGAGGTAGATTAGATTTATTGAGACATCCAGATTTTATTCATATTTTAAAAAAATACGAAAATAAAATAATAGATGAGTTATTATTTAGTGATTGTTTAACATCACTAGCAGAAATTATAAATCCTAATTATATTGATTTATTAGAAAAATATATGAAAAAATATCCAGAAAAAATAGAGAGGGAATCAAGTTATTTTTGGAAAGGATTATGTGAAAACCCATACGCTATACATTTAATAAAACAAAATCTAAATAAATTAACAATTGATTGTTGGAATATATTAGCAAAGAATCCGAATGCTATACCTTTATTAGAAGAAAACCTAGATAAAATAAATGATAATGGTTGGCGTAATTTATCTGAAAATCCTAATGGCGATTCCCATATTAGAAAAAAATCCAGATAAAATAAATTGGTATTGTTTATCATCGAATCCAAATGGTATTCCATTAATAGAAAAATATCCTGATAAAATTAACTATCTTTTGAAGTTAGATTATGATAATTTTTCAGTAAATTTACCTATTTTTGAAATTGATTATGATGCTATAGAAAAACGCTGTTCTATTTATAAAGAAGAACTTATGGAAATAGCATTACATCCGTCTAGAATTGAACATTATCTTAACCAAGGAATACCATTTAAAGATTTAGATAATTATATATAATATATATCATTAATACCTTATTGCGTTATAAATGGGCATTTATGACAATGGTGCTATTTTTGGAATAAGAATATATAATTTCAATAATGATGATTTTGCTAATATATTATTTGAAGAAAAATATAATGAAATAATGACTCATTCACAAATGAGAGAAGCATATTTTTTTTATACCGAGTTGAATAACAAAAATGAAATACGTTTTGAATATTATACTGAATGTAGTAGTACATATGGTGAAGGACTTTTTTTAAGGTGGTATCCAATGTCATTGAATTTATTTATAGAAAAATTTGGCATTGAAGATGAAACAAAAGTATAAAAAAATCAAAAAATTGATTATTTTTTATAAATATAATAATCAATTATCAATAATCAATCAATAAAATGAACCTATTTATTCTTTCTTTATCATTCAAGGAATGTGCTGAATTCATGTTTGACAAACATGTATCTAAAATCTTATTAGAAGCAGTTCAAATGTTATGTACTGCTATACAGATTGTAGACCCTGATAATGAAATAAAAAATGTTATTAAATTATACAAAATATGTCATAAAAATCACCCTACTACTATTTGGATGCGGTCTTCTTTGGCAAATTATATCTGGACACTAGATTTGATTGATGCTATGCATGAAGAATGGAAATATCGATATGACCATCCATCTGATAAAATGCATAAATCATATATTGTAGCAAAACATTTGAGAAAGTTTGCGCCAAGTGCGGATAAATTCCAGCATATTGGACTCTTACCATTTGCTCTTGCTATGCCAGTTGAATGTAAAAGCAGCGACCCTGTTGAATCTTATCGTAAATATTATCAAACTCCAGAAAAACAAAAAATTGCCTCTTGGAAAAAAAGAAACAAACCTGAATGGTATCAAATAAAAAATATATAAAATATATAAAGTATTATAGTTTGTACATTTTGTTTTACATGTTTTTTATTGAATAATAATGAATAATTTATTTCATTTTTCTACTTTGTTTTCCCTTTTTCTGTTTTGATGTTTTCCTTTTTGTGTTTTTTACTCTTTTTTTGCGTTTGTTTCCTCCACGAGATATTAAATTTACACCATTGATATTAATACAGCCTTCATTATTGCTCATCGAAGATAAAAAATCAATACATTGTTTTTCATTTAAATTTATTGTTGACATAGTAATAGGTTTCATTTCTTTTAATAAAAAAGTCTCCAACATCTGGTCCGGTTTTATATAACGGGAGTAAATAAAACAAAATAAACCAATTACTCTTCTTCCATCATAATATACTCTTCTTCCATCATAATCAGTCTCATTTGTATCGATTCTCTCAGAACAAACTTGAACTGCTAAAGATTTCGTCTCCCTATATTCATTAGCAACTTGAATATGAAGAATATTTTCTTCTCTTTTTTCATTAGGATTAATTACCGCATGTTTCCATAAAGTATCAGGAAAAACAATAGTATCACCATTTCTTAATTTATTGCGAAAAAGTGGGGGTAGGTTGCCTTTATTTTTTATTTCATTATATATTTTCTTGACTAACTCATATTTTTCATGAATTAAATCACCCATTGTATCAGCTGGAAATTCAAATTCATTTGTATCTCCGGCTTTCTTTATTAATTGTTGGTGTATAACGGTATTATCATTTTCATGATAAAATAATAATTCACTTCCTAATACAAATGATTCATTTATATTACTATATTGTTTACTATATTGTAAAATTTGAAATATTGTGCTATCATTATGATAACTAGTGTCTATAATTGATTTATCATTTGCGTTTAAACTTAAACAAATACAAGTGTTAAATGGTATTTCATTATCTCCATCTATTATGCTTTTAGGTTTACTTGGAATATTTGATAAATAATTTAATATACCAGAATTAATAACTTGATAATTAATATAGTTGTTTATAAGGTCTTTATTTTTGTTGTAAACATTTTTGATAATATCTGAATTTCTATCATTTTCAGTATCGCGTATAATAGGTGTAATTGAAATAGGTTTATTACCTTCAAAATTTATTCTAAATAACATATTCCTCAGATTCATTAAAATTTCGAGATTTTCATTGTTGAACATATCTACATCTGTTTGTCTACTAAATACTTTATAAAATGGATAATTATCTAATAAAACACTAACATTATCTTGTATATAATTATCATTATCTTGTATATGATTAGTTTTCAGCATAGTTATATAATATTTACATTTTATTATTATTTTGGTGAAATAATAATACTATGTTTCAAGTTTCGGAAAAAATACATATGAGAAAATATATAAAGTATTATTCCATAAAATTGAATAAAAATACCTTTTTTTATTCAATCAAAAACTAAACTAAAATGTACTGTTTAACAAATTTACTAAAACCAGACTCGACAAACAATAGTGGTGTAAAAATAATCAATTATGTTAATGAAACGTCAATAGAGACATTCAAAAATGTTATAAACTTATTATCATATAATAGAAATGGTTACGATAAAATATATATATCATTCGGTAGTAAATTAAACGAAACTTTTACAAAATTTGATTCCCCTGAAAAAATTAGTAAAAATAAAATTTTGTCAAATTCTATTGAACAAATGATACCCGTATTCATAAAAACCAATGATTCTGATACACGTATTTTATCGGTTGTTATTGATAATTTCGAAAATCAACATAATATCAATAAAAATATGGTTTTACTAGAACCAGAACAAAAACCTAATATCGATATCGTTATTTTTGATAAATTTTGTTCTCAACCATTCTTATCCGAACTGATAAAATATTTTGTAAAACTATTCATATTATTCGATTTGAATCAAAAAAACGTAATGATTTGTAATTATGTAAATTATAATAACAAAACTAATAATGAAATTGACTTATATTCACAAAAAATGATTCCAGAAACTATTCAAAAAGTCTTAGGTAATCAAGAATTCGAAAAATATACTTACTGTTTTTATCAATGGTTTGGATATAAATTTTACTTTTATAATTTCATCTATAATTATAAAATTATCGAATTATTAGCAAGTGTTAATGATAACTGGTTGAACGATTTCGAAATTTTCATAAAACAACTGATATATGATGACGACGAAACTGTTTTTATAAATAACGATTCTACAAAGAAACAAAAAATAATGCTAACTGACCCAAAAATGCTTTTAGTAATGGATAATGTTTATGATATTACAAGTGATTGTTCGTATAAATATGAAATTGCTACATCTTTACGTAAATATTTCTATGAACATGGCCAACTAGAACTTACATATGACTAATTTATTTTACTGACGAAATAATATATATTATAAATTTTAATATAAAAATAATATACTTTTTTATTATACATGTTTTATTCACAATCAGGTGAGGATAATTATTTGAATATCAATTATTTTAAAAATAAAAAAAATGGAAAATATATTGAATTAGGTGCTCTAGATGGAGTATTATATTCCAATACTAAATTTTATGAAGACACATTAGGTTGGAGTGGGATATTGATTGAACCTCACCCCGAAAAATTTAAGGGGTTACAACACAATAGACCAAATAATTATTTATGGAATACATTAGTAAGTAACGAAGCAAATGAATTATTATTCAGATTTTTTGTAGATGAATACGCTGGTGTTTCTGGAGTAGAAAATACATTACCAACAGAACATTTCACAAATTTTTATAATAAAATTCCGTTGCCACAAGTACATACGTATATAAAACCCAAATCATTGACAGAAATAATTAAAGAATCCAATATTCAGCATTTTGATTTATTATCTTTAGATGTTGAAGGACATGAATATGAGGTATTATTATCATGGGATTTTTCAGTGCCTATAGATGTGATTTTAATTGAAACATTGGGCGGTTCTCAATCCGAAAAAGAAGAATTATGTAGAAAATTACTTATAAAAAATGGATATAAGTTTTCTGAAAAATGTCAACATAATGAAATATTTGTATTAAACCCTTGAAGAATTCCACCTTATGGTTGGTGTAATTTATATAATTTAACGAAAGTTATATAAAAATATGTAATTTGTTAATTTAGTATAATGCTAAAAAAACATATAGTATTAGTTGAAAGTAAACACTATGGCTGGATTGCTTATTCTACAACTGGAAGTGATGCTAAAAGAATATTAAGTGTAAACAACAAATATGATATTTTTTATATTTTTGAGTGCGATATAGAGAAACAATATCCATATACAATGAAATTAAAATCACCACTAAATAATTATTACGATTGTACAAAAATAAACAAATATGAAGAAGAAAATTTTGAAGAAAAAGATAAATACATTACAATTAGTTATGAAACGGTAGATGAAGGTATTTGTTTTGATGTAAAACATTTTTGATTGGGCATTGTAAATGAGAAAATGTGTAAATCTTCACGTTATAAATGTTCGTCGGTTTAGATAAATAAATTACTTGGGATTATGTTCTCAAATCTCTAAATTGAATTTGATTTATCTATACATCTATCGAAAAATGCTTTTATTTGTTCTGTATTTGCTCCTAATACGGCGTCATCTGGGATATATGATGTATTTCCTTTATAATAACATAATATTGCTGGAATACCATTTATCATTTTTTTATTTTTTAAATAAGCATATAAATCAATCGATTCATCAACGTCAATTAATACACATTGAATATTATTCGGCATCAAATCAAATTCTTGTTTGACATATGCCTCGATTGATTTACATGGCTTACACCATTCAGCACCTAATTTAACAATAATTAAACCAGGATTGGTTGTTAATAAATTCAAGAATGCTTGACGGTCTTCTAATTCGGTTATAATTTCTAAAGGCATGCTGTATAAATAAATATATATACATTATATTTTTTATTTTTATATGCGTTTTATCTAATCTAATTTTATTAGTGTAATAATATAATAAAAATGACAGATTCAAAATCACATAATTTAAACATTCATATGTATAAATTCGATGAAATTTTAGGATTATTCGATTTGACTTATGATATTTCGATTGACGATATGAAACGTGCCAAAAAAAAAGTATTGATGACACACCCCGATAAATCTCGCCTCCCACCTGATTATTTTCTTTTTTATAAAAAAGCATTTGATATTGTGGTCAGATTTTATGAAGAACAAAATAAACAAAATCAAAAGTTACCTACTGAGAAACAGAACTATGATACATCAAATATAGATACGTCCAATAAATCAATGTCGAAACAAGTATCGAATGCTATCAATAAAATGAGTGATAAAGAATTCCAACAAAAGTTCAATAAATTATTCGAAGAAAACATGGCGAACCGTCCTGACCCATCAAAAAATGAATGGTTTCATAAAGACGAACCTATTTATAACATCGATGAAAAAGTGAATTCGAATAATATGGGCCAAGTATTCGATAAAATTAAACAAACACAACAACAAATGGTACTAGATAAATATAGGGGTGTAGAGAATTTATATGTAAATATGGATTCTGGTTCTCGATTATACGATGATGATGACGCCGATAATGATGAAACGTATGTTACATGTGACCCTTTTAGTAAATTGAAATTCGATGATTTACGTAAAGTACATAAAGACCAAACAGTTTTTGTTGTTAGCGAACGCGATATTCAAAAAGTACCACAATATTCTAGTGTAGATCATTTTATCAGAGAACGAGGAAAACAAACACTAACGCCATTAGAAAAACAAGAAGCAGAACATGTTTTAGCAAGTCAAGATAAAGTATATAGAGAACGTATGATGCGTAAAGAATACGAAGCTCAATTGAAAAGTTCTCAATATACCGAAAAAAATAAGACAGTTTTATCGAATTTTTTGAGAATACAAAACATTTAGAATATGATATAAAATATATTCTATTATATATACGTATTAACGAAAATGCCAAAACGTTGTCCAAATGGAACTAGACGTAATAAAACTACTAGAAAATGTGAACCAAATAATAAATCGGTGTCAAACAAGTCACCATCACCAAAACCCAAAAATAAAACCTCAAAAGCTAAAAACCCATGTGTAAAAGGTATAAAAATGCCTCAACATCGTATCGATGACATTATTAAACATGAAAGAAAAAAAAACGAATCTGAAGAACGTTACGCAAAAATGGAAAATGATTTAAATAATTCATGTTTTCCAAAAAAAACAGACTGGAATAAAATTAGAACGTATACGTTAGCATCTTATGCTGCTATCAAAGAATAAGCGTTGGTTTTTATAAAATATAAAACTATGTATTTTTATATTTTTCTAATATAATTTATCGACGCGTTAACCATGGTTTCTCCATATCCAACATCATATTTTCATAATTTACATTTCTATTTTCGATGTCACTATAACTTTCATACTGTGTTACTGTTGGTGGAGTAATCATATACCAAAAATCTTGTAATTGTAATCTTTTCCAATACATATCCAGAGCATATGTGGATGGATTATTCGGTTCTCGTATGAGTCCATTGGCACTTTCACGAAAATTTTTTAAAAGTGTATCATAATAATGTTTTTTAACAACATAACCGGTTGTTGTTTGACAATAAAATACTCTGGCACAATATTCAGTTACTTGTTGAAATGGCGGAACATTATTACCACCTATTATTAATAAATCCCAATTGATGTCGTCGTTCTCATAAAATCTTTGTAAATTTCTTTTGAATAATTCTGGATTACGAAATGTAATATCATCTTCACAAATAAATACATATTCATAGTCGCGTTGTTTGGCTAGTTCTAAACATTTTATATGACTCATAGTACATCCTACCGCGCCGGTATTCATTTTTATAGCATTTACACGTTCTGCGTCGATTTCCATTTTTTTAAATTCTGAATTTACATGTTCCAACCTATCTTTTCTATGTTCTAGATTTATAAAAAGTGTATTTTTCAATAATTCCATTTTGTTATCAAATATATACTATAAAATATATATAAATAATCGTTTTTATATATTTTTAGATATGTTCTATTTGTAAATAAGAAGGTAAATTATCATATTTTTTTTTTACAAAATTACAGAATTCAATATAAGACAACCCAAAAGAATCTATTTTACATTTTTCTTCTATTTCTTTTACAAAATATTTCGATTCGCGAATACGATATCCATATTTACCAAACGCACTAAATTTATGATATTGTAATAATTCTGGAAAAAATTTATCCATAAATGATGCGATTGTTATGTATTCACTAAACCTAAAATAAGTATGTGATAAACTCATAATACTATGTATCCATGTTGGTTTCTCGGTCAATTTACATTCGTATAATTCAATGTATGATAATAAATCATTTATAATATTATGATAAAATACAAAATGATGTGGTACAAATGTACCCTCGTCCGGCACTATCATTTTGATACCAATAAGGGTATTCAAAGAACTCTTATATTGTTCTATATTCCATTCCGACCTAGCTTGTTCTTGTAATAACGCAAAACGATAATATGGATTATCTTTGGTTGGATAAATATCCCATTTGATAATTGGAACTAAATCCGAATCCCAAACTACAAATGGGTCTGATAGTCCTTTTATTTGTTTTTGCGCCCCTAATTTTATAAGTTGTTGATACCACCATCCAAACTCGCGAGAACGTTCATCGAGTGTATTATTAAACAAATTCTTTATATCATATATGCTCAATCCATAATTTTTTATAAAAAACGTTTCTTCTGGTAAGACAATTATAGTATTTTTATTCCAATTACTAGACATCGTGTTAATTTCATCTACATACTTTAATGGAGTTATTATATAAATAACACGTGGATTATAAAAAGTATGTAGTGCCTCTACAACGGTTCTTACCATATTATGGTAACGATGTAGTGGTATTACAAAATCTACTACATCATTATTTTGATACATATAATTCAAATAATATAATATACATATATCATATTATTTTTATTTCTTTTCTAAAACTACTATCATTGAGAACATTTTTTTATAGTACATTTATACCTTTACATATTTATAATGCGCAAATATGTGATATTACGATAAAATTGATGATAATATTGATGTTTATATAATCAAAAAAAATTATTAATCTTATAACAAAATGCCAATAAATCGCATCGAAAACGATTCTGTAATTGAAGAATATGGTGATGATTATTTATATTATTACGATGGTTCTACCTATAAAGGTGATTTAATTTATTGTGAAAATAATGATTATATCCGTGAAGGGTTCGGTGTAATGAAATATTCTGATGATAAAAGTTCTTATAATGGATATTTTAAGAATGACTTGAAAAATGGATATGGGAAATTTATTTATAGTAATGGTCATATGTATGAAGGTGAATTTTTAAATGGCATTAAATCTGGTAATGGTAAATATACTTTTAATGATGGTCAAACATACGAAGGAGGATTTTTAAATGACGTTATATGGGGATATGGTAAATTGATTTCATATTTTGATAAAAAAACCTTTATATACGAGGGTGAGTTTCAAAATGGTAAAAAACATGGTAAGGGTAAATGTATATTCAAAGAATTATATAATGATAGCGATGATATAAAAATATATGAAGAATTTGAAGGCATATGGGTTGATGATAAAAAACATGGCAATGGTAAGTATATATTAAAAGAATTATGTAATCATAACGATGATATAAAAATATATGAAGAATTTGAAGGCACATGGGTTGATGGCAAAAAACATGGAAAAGGTAAATACATATACAAAGAAAAATATGATATCAATGATTTTGATGATGACGATGAACTTGAAATACAATTTTATGAAGAAGAATTTGAAGGTACATGGGTTGATGGTAAAAAACACGGAATGAGTGAATTCAAAACAAAGGGTTTATGGCGAAATGATAATTTAATATCAACTATTGAATCTAAAAAAATTCAAAATATAAGAAACAACGTTCGAAATATAATAAATGCTGAAAATGCTGAAAATGCTGAAAAAAATAAAAAAAATAAAATAATATATAATTACGAAAGAGACAGATTTCAATCTGATTTCGATAGAGATAGATTTCATTATATGTTTCCACCAGATGAAATATATGAATTTTATTAAATAATTTTACGTATGAAAACTTAATACTATATAATTTACATAGTTTTTTTACGGAATCTATTTCTTTTCAATTACCACTTCTTTGAGAACATTCCGCATTATTTTTTCTACATACTTTTCATGTTCTTCATCATTTTGACCTCCCATTGAGTTCAATGCTATTTTCAAATAATCATCATTCTCTTTGGTATCCAATATTCTGAAATCTGGATTTTCTTCCTGCCATCTTGGTAATGTTCTCATGTTTTTACGTGCGATTCTTTGTATAGCCAATTTTAATTTGGCTTTTTCTTCATCATCCTTTTCCCATGAATTTTCGTCTTTTACATATACAGTTTCACGTTTCAAATCACTACAATGTATTGGTCTCATTGTATAGTCAAGTTCTCGAAGACCTCTCAGAAATATTCCAGTGATTCCTTCTACATATCCCAATTTACCAGTTTTTTCAAGGTCGGCAATTTGAACTTGTAATGAATTGACAAAATCTGTAATATTCATAGCATCTTTACATGTTTCATTGAGAAAGAATTGTAGATTGAATTGAGTATTGTTTGTGGTATTATTATTAGTGTTATTGGTAATATTATTTGATGATTTACTTGCTAGTTCGATTATTTGTTTATGATGTTCTTCGTTTTGTTCTAATAATCTATTTTGTAATTCTTTATTTTGTTCAATGAGAACATTTTGAATTTCTTTATTACTATGTAAAACCTCCATAAAAAACTCAGGTGTAATAACATTACTAGGAATAAAAGTATTTTGTAATTGTTCATTTTCTGAATTATTTACTTTATTACATCGTTTTTTATGCTTCCATAAACCAGATGTGGTGTTATATTCTTTGCCACATAAACAAATATGTATATCATTATGTTTTTTATGTTTTTTTATTTCCATTTCATTTCCATTCGCATTGTTTTTATGTTTTGGTCTCAGTAAATGTCTATCCATATCACTTTTTATACAGCATTTAAAGTTACAAATTTCACAGTAAAATTTTGGTATGTTTTTTATGTTTTTTTTTATTTCCATTATTTCCTAAATTGGAAATAGAAAAAAACATAGGCTTTAAAACGAAAAAAACTTATGCTAACACATTTTGAATCATTTTTTTTGTATTTACAGCATCTCCGAGCAAAATCACTTTTTTGCAAAAATTCCATCGAGGTTTTTCAAAAATGGACATTTTAAAAATGTCCAATTTCAAAAAGTTGACCCCGTTTTATTTTGCAAAGTTTTTTGTTATTAAACATAAAATTATTTAATTATTAAATAGTTTTATGTAGTTTATTTCTTTTCAATTACCACTTCTTTGAGAACATTCCGCATTATTTTATCTACGTATTTTTCATGTTCTTCATCATTTTGTCCTCCCAATGAATTCAATGCTATTTTCATATAATCATCATTCTCTTTGGTATCCAATATTCTGAAATCTGGATTTTCTTCCTGCCATCTTGGTAATGTTCTCATGTTTTTACGTGCGATTCTTTGTAT